CTGCTGTTTTAAGTTGAGGATTTTCTCTAGCAATTTTAATTGAAAAACTTCTTAAATTATGATGCATATCACTAGAAAGCAACTCTATATTTTCATTGCCAAATATTCTGTTTATTTGATTTTCACTATTTCTTTGAGCCAATTTACCCATTTCTTCAGCATAATCAGATTGCACTCTCGCTACGTTTAAAAAATTATCTCCACCAATAAACTCTGTAATTTTTTCTGTTTCAGGAATATTGGGTAATTTAAATTCTGATGTACTGTCAAAAACAAAATGATCTTTGTGTGGTGCGTCTGTATAATGATCAAATTCTTTTCTTGTTACACCTCTGACATGAAAAGTATTTTCTTTAACGTTAGCAAACTCAGCTCCTAACTTGTTTATTTGACTTGAGTGTTTATTTTTTCCTACTATTCTTTTGCTTATAGCACCTTGTTGATTAGCTTTAATGTATTGCGACAATCTTTGTCGAGTAATTTTGTTTAAAGGATTTCTAGACTGTACTTCATCTAAAAGTTTTGGATGTATTTCATTTGACTCATCAAGTATCTTTAACAATCTTAGCTCGCCTTTAGGTATCCCAGCTTTCTCTAGTTCGTTTATGTAAGTTATTAGTTTTCCTTGTACAGGAAGTTTTTTACTTGTGTTAATAAACTTAGCAGCTTTAGATGTTAATCCCATGTTGTTTATTCGACTTTCTAATGTTCCTGGGTAAACCATCTCATCTAAAGATAACGGCTTAAATTCTTGAACTACTGGCAACTCTGCTTTTCTTGCTGCTTCTTTTTCTGCGGCTAATTTCTTTTCTGCTTTTATTCTTGATTTTTCAACAGCTTTCTCTGCGGCTTCTTTCTTTGCTGCTTTTTCTGCTTGATATTCTCCAGGACCTTTTAGGCCTGCTTTGCCTCTACGAGTTGTAGCAATTTCAGTAGCTGCCTTTGCAGCGCCTTTAGATCCTCTAAGCCATCTGAATAAAGGCACAAGACTTATAGCAGCTAAAGAGGCTATTGCAAAGTTTCCCGTAGCCCCTAGGTAGTCTTTGTCTTTAACGTTTTTTGATGCTCTAGAACTAAACTCTTTAATTTCAAATCCAGCTAAAAAATCTCCAACTACAGGGGATACGGCTACAAGTATTTGATCACCAAAAGAAAGTTCTTCGTAAGCTCGATACGCTTCACTTCCTTTTCCTTGTTTAATTAAAGAAGAAATTTTGTTTATTTGTTTTCTATCTGCCATAAACACTTCCTCCTTTATTAAATAAATCTGGTTGGTAGCCTTCTAATTGTTCTAATATTTTTTTCTCGTTAATGCTCAATTCTTTAAATGTATTTTGAGATTTTGTCATAAGTTTTTTACCAGCAAGTTCTCCGGCCTGGTCCTCTGCTACTCCTCTACGGTAATCTGTTTTAGCTTGTCTTTTTCTTTGTCTAATTTTTTGTAAAGCTTTGTATAATTTGTCGGCTTTCTTTGCAGACAACCCTGCCTTAACAAATGGTCCACCTGCTAAAGCTGCATAATCTAAGGGGTTGGTAGGATCAAAAATTACATCAGTTATATCTTTAACTGAAATGGATTCTTCTGGGGGGTTATCTAGTTTTTTTTTTCCATACTAGAAAGAAGATCGTCAATATCAGAAGTAGTGCGCCCCTCTGTTGGTTCAGGTCTTCTAAAAGGCATGTCAGGACCCATAAGCAAAGAGAAAGGTTTTATGCCTTGTTGAGCATCTAGCTCTTGCATTCTTTGATTTTCCATTTCTTGACTATAAGATTGTCTAACTCTATCAACATATTCACCAGTAGCATCACCTATCTCTTGAGCTTTATTAGATGCAATTTGCATTACTTGATCAAAACCTATTTTTAATCCTGCTAAATCTTTTCCAAATTGTTCTGGAGAATTAAACATCATATTTCTTCTAGATGCATCTTCGCTAACCCCTGGAGGTGCGTCTGCCGCATCCCCAACTCCAAGCGCTCCTATTGTAGCTTGTGTCGGACCAAAAGAAGGTATAGTTCTAGCTTGTGCTGCCAATCCCCCTGGGTTTACAGTAAATTTACCACTACCCAACCCAGCTCTAGTTCCAATCATTCCTTGGTATGGTATGTCTTTTAAATTTATACCTTTGCCTGCACCCCCAGAAATCTTAGCTAAAGCTGCTCGACTTAAAGGTCCACCAAATCCGTACCCAGGTCTTTGCATGTTAGCTTCGTACTCTGCATGATTTGCACCAGGCATTTGTCTGCCGTCTGGCATCATGTGTTGGCTTCCTTGTGTCATTTGTGAAGGCCCACCAAAAGCAAAATTCATTCTTGGTTGCATACCTGTCATTAAATTTTCTGAAGTCTTGGGTAAAGAAGAGAAATCTACCTCGGGCATCATGTTTGGAGGAAGTCTACTTAAAAAATCTAAATTTTGAGGTAAGGAAGGTATGCCTTGATTGGGGATTTGTTGATTTTTTATTTGCTCTTGTAACTTACGGAAAAGTCCGCCAAATTTATCTCGCGGATTTAATACGGGAGCTGTTGCTCTGTCAAAAATAGCTGGAGGTGCTGGCATTCTTGGAGGAGATGGTCTTCTGTCTAATTGAGGAGAATTAGGCATAAAAGTTCCTGCTCTTAATTCTTGCATAGGCATATTGCCAGGCTGTATTTGAGCTTTAACGCTATCTCTTAATTTACTTAAAAATCCCATAAAATTATAATATATTAATTAAACAGTAAAACCAAGCTCGCCGTCACCCATTCCAAACATTTCTACGGCCATATCAAACTCTTCCATACTCATGCCGATTTGTTCTAAAAATTGTTTGACGTCTTCGTCTGTTGCGCCTTCGGCTACCATTTGTTCTACAATTTTCATAATTTGCATGAGGGCTTGTTTAGCTTCGCCTTTCTCATCTTCGCCCAAATTATTAATTTCTGATTGTAATTCTTGTGGTAATTCTTGGGCTGGAGGGGTCCCTGGCATCATCATGCCTTGTGGTGCCATACCTTGAGGTGGCATACCGTTCATTTGTTGCGGATCCATTACAGGAGCAACATCCATTCCCATCATATCTTCGTCCATAATATATTCCTTTTTTGTAAAAATTTTTTATGTATTGCCAGATTGTACCACCAGATATTGAGAAAAGAACAGCTTTGTTAAAAAAATGAATATTGTTTGAGAGCGATCCTGTCCTTGTGTGTGTATCTACTGGTCTACCCAATTTTTGGGGGTGGGGGGTATCCTGACGCCGATTCCCGATTCCGATTGCCCACCAAATAGAGTCCCAAAAAAAAGGGAGCGTTAGCTCCCTTAAATCCTCCTAGGTTTTTTTAGTTAAGTTCTAGTGGTGGCACTAGTGTCATGCCAATATCCTGCGTGGTTGTTGCACCTAACAAGTCTCTCATCTCAGCGTTTACGCCACCATTAGAGATAACATGTACACCATTCACTATTAAGCTGTTACAAGCTGTCTCAATAGCCTTGCCAACCACTTGTCCGTCCTCGTTATACATTAGTACTTCTATTTTCATCTTGACCTCCTATAAGTCATTTATTTAATTAAGGTAATTTAATCATTATAGTTTACATTCTGTCAACAACTATTTTCACTTATTTTTACAGCTTGTTTTTGCCAGCTGTCAGCTGAACTTGTTTCGTCAGAGATCCCTGGCTGCTGGAGGCTCGTGTGTGTGTGCTAGGGTTACCTGCTAACCTAGCGTGCCGACCCGAATGAATGCTCATCCCCGACCCCGACCAGATAATAGGATGGCTAGCAAGTAAATTAAAACAGTCAGCTCAAGCATGTTTAATCCCACAGCATGAGTACTCCTCTTCAAAGTAATCATTAATATATTCATAGTTATAGATGTGCTTGGTGTACTTGTCACTACCCCAGCTCCCGCGGATCTCTGCGGCCCAGGTGTCCAGCCAAATGGTAGGACCGCCTCCCGCCAGCATGATCATCACATCGTGATAGGTCCCGTCATCCCCGATTATATACTTGGTGTTATAGACCTCGTAAACCGTTTCGCCTTGCATATCATCAACAACGCTTTCGTCATCAGGAAAGAAACGCATGCGGCCCTGGATCACATCTTCTGCCATCCCATCAATCATTCTGCGCAGCTTCTTCTCGCAATCCGTTTGGAACCTTTTCACAATACGTCCTGGCCGTTATCGTTGTATGAACCATCTTCGTTCTCATAGCCCCAGTCAACTTCATAATTGTTCTCGCCTTTATGGATCAGCGGATACTTATACAGGCCTAGAGGTTTGAACCTGACCTGCTTGGCCGTCCACGCCTCCATTGCTGCTTCGCAGTCTTCTCTAGTTTGGCCCCAGACTCTTGGGCATTTCATAGCCAAACACTTGGCAACGTAACAATATTCTAATACTTCCATCTTCTTCTCCTATTAAGTTAATAAAGGTCCAATATAGATGATTGGTTACATTTTGTCAACCATTACGCAATAGATCTATCCAGGGGATCTAGAACTTTTGTCCTGGCCGGAGCTGCTGGCCCAGATCTCTTGTGTTTACTTGTGTGTTCCCTATTGCCTTGCAAATTCAAAGAACTGAGATGGAAACCCGACATGAGATCCCGACCATCCTGCTGGCAAAAAAAACCCCTCTTTCGAGGGGCTGAGTTTTTTGGATAGGTTTGCTTTCCTTTCCTAAGTGGTGAATCCAAGTTGGGCGAATCTCTTTGACCTGTTTAGGCGGGGGCGTGAATGCCCGTTTTTTTTGAGAGTCGCAACCGAAGTTGGTCATGCATCTTACCTCCATTATAAAACGACTGGTTACTTCTTGTCAACAACTATTTTATTACCGGAACTGTCCTGGCTTTTTCCCAGGGCCAGAGATCCCAGCCTCATGTGTGTATGTGTTTGTTTGTTTGTGTGTATTAGTGCCTTGAAAAAACTAAAGACTGTTCCGACTTCCCGACAAAAAAAACCCCGAATAAATCGGGGTAAGTTTGGAGTGCGTTATTTAATTCATACTTTAAATACCTCGCTAAGTTTTTTAAACAAGGAGTTCAAGTCAAGAGAATCAATCTGAGCAATACATATCTCTTGCTCAATCTCTTCTCTAAGAGTGTACTCACTAGGAATATCTATCCTAAGTCGCTCTTCATAAATGCCGTTAGAGTAGTGTCGGTCTTCAGTTACCTTTATATGCTCTCCCCAACCTTTAGCTTCGTTGAGGTCTTCAATATCCTGTTGGATAGACCTATTCACCTCCCTAATCTGTTCGTGGTAATGGTCAATCTCGGCTTTCTTTTTAAGAATGGCTTTACACTCTTTGGTATTTTGGAACTTGGCATCAGCAATTTTCACCTGACCTTGTAAAGTCCTGATGTGCTTTTGTGCTATCGCTCTTCTTTCTATTGCAGTCGTTTTCATTATTTTCTCCTATTAAGTTAATGAACCATAAGTGTAACACAAGTGGGTACATTTTGTATAACTATTTTAATTCATTTGCAGACTACATTTCTATCCCTCCAGCAGAAAATTGGATCTGTTTTGGAAGCCCCAGCCTCCTTGTGTTGTGTTATTATTTGTGTGTTATATCCAACCCCCGATTTCCCGAATCCGACCTCCCGACCCGATTAAAGACCCGACCCGATTTCTCATGCTTTTTTGTGGGAGAGAGACAAAGAGACAGGGCTAATGCGATTAACTTTCGAATTCCCTGCATGAGCGTAAATAACACTATATAAACTTATTACAAATAGTAGTCTAAATTACTTGCTATATAGTTTACTTCCTGTAGTATTAAGGAGTGATAAGAATTATATGGGACAAGATAACTTTTCATTAGAAAGATGGAATTATATTAACCGAAGCTCTTGCGTTATTTATTAACTTTGGTCTTATCACAAAGTCTGATTTTCCCTCGTTGCGAGGAGGTTTGTACAGACTTAAAACCACAAAGCCACAATTTGCAGAGAGTGGGTATCTCTCTTAAAACTCTACCCACTTTTATTAACCCTTTAACTTTAGGAGAGTAATTATGGGAACAAGAAGTAATATAGCGTACGAGAAAGAGAACGGAAAAGTGGTCGTAATGTATTGTCATTATGACGGCTATCCAGAATATAACGGCATACTATTGCAAGAGCATTACAGCCACCCCACCCAAGCAAAAGCCTTAGTAGATAATGGCTATCAATCTGGACTTAAAGAAACTCTAGAAGAATCTAACAAAGGCAGAGTTCATAAAGATATGCTACCTAAAACTTTTAGCTCAGTGCATAACTGGTTATTAGATTTAAGCTGCGACAGTTATATAGAATGGGTTTATCTGTTTACTAACAACGAATGGAAAGTAGCAGAAATAAAATCTATAGTTTTGCCAGACGGAGACTGGGAAACTAAAGCCTTGCACACCAAAGATTTTACTCCTCTTTGGGCGTACTTCACCAAGAATAATAATGCCGTAGGTGATCAATCATGAACTGTGAACTTTGCAACAAACACGAGAACGAGAGAAACATACAAGAACAAGCAGGGTACTATCTTTGCTTGTCTTGTGATTGTAAGCACTCAGATAACGAACTGTTAGCAATTATGGAGAACCAATCATGAAATATACTTTTAAAGAAAAAAGGAAGTTTAAACATATCAGAAGGAACATTTTTGATATACCTACTGGGGAGTTAGATACTCCCCTAACCAACGGACACGAAGTCCTGGAATTTCTTATGCAGGTAGCCAATAAACAACGCTACCAATTCAAGGCGAGGGGTAGAGGTAGCCGTAAGGTGTATGGTGATGTCCGAGACTTGCCAGTAGAACACGCAGAAAAGATAGCTCTCTATCATCAGACTAGAGATCATATTGCAGAGAAAGAACACCAAGAGCAAAGACGATCTAAATCAGCTTGGGAGATTAGTTACCAACTCAGACACATTAAAGATGCCATAGAAAAGCATAATAATGTTTTTAACAACGACTTAGAAATTAACTTAGAGGTAAACGAAAATGAGTAAACAAACATTTAAAGATTTTAAAAAAGAATGGGCAAAAGATTGGGCAAAAGATGATGTTAATAATTTGCACGCTAAAGATTTTATAATAGATGTCTTAGCTGATTACTATGAAAAAGACATACCTAATAACTTAAAAGATTTTAAAGAGTGGTTAGTATCTGAAAAAGGATATGCCGAAGAAGATGCTAATGACTATATAGAGGGGGTAGAAGATGAGTAATCCAGTACCATTAATTAGAGTTTATTTTGAAACTCCCAACCATTCATACTCTGAAGAAGTGGCAACCTTTACAGAGGAAAAATACTTTGATGCTTGTTACCGACAGCTTGAAAAGGCTGCAAAACAAGAAGGATATATATTAACCGAATCTTTTTGTTATTACGGCTCGGAGTTAGAAGATGACACTTGAGGCCGTTTGTATTGAAAAGATGAAAGCATTAATCAATAGCATTATAATTGATACAGACTTAAACAAAGAGGATAGGACACCTTATGAAAAAGGCATGAGATCGTCTGCAACAGAAATGGAGTGGATCATAAAAGACTACAAAAGATTAAAGAAATTACAGGACAAAACATGAAACCAGAAAAGACAAAAGAAATAGTTAGAGGAATTGAAATACCTAAACATTTACAACATTTACCAAGAAAGAATATTTTAGCTTTGCTGTATTTATTTGGGCGAGTGGTTTAATGATAGAGACAATAGGATTTATTTATGGAATTGGTTTCCTTATATGGTTAGCCGTAGTATTAGGCGTGATGCTCTTTGTTCAGATTTCTAAGAACTTATGACCAAGAACAAATACCGTATCGTTCTGGTTGAATGGGACGAAGTAGTTGACCAGTTAAATTACCCAGAAGGATTTGACAACAAAGGATTCCAAAAAGGAATATTCATATACAAAAATAAACAACAAGATTATCCAACTCAAATATTTTGGTACAAGGACAACGATAATCGCTTTGACGGACTAGCAGACTATGTTGCACATTTATCTTAATATCGATACAATCCGAGAGTGGTTCTTAGGTGATTTGATTCGAAATCTTTTTTACTCTCCTATAAGTATGTATCATGTAAGAGCCACTTCATGACCACCCTAGCCGTAATAACATTAGTATTTTATATTCTTGCTTTTATTTTTGGCAGACCTAACAGTTAACTAATATCTTCTTCTTCCTCGTCCATGATCTGCAATTCTGTTAGATCGTCTACTTCCTTTTGCTTCTTATCTTCTTCCTCTTTTTTATCCAGCACACCAGCTAAATCACCATCAAGATCCAGAGGATCTGCAAGATCTTTTTTATTCTCCAGAACTAGACTGCCCATCAGCTGCTCCAGGCGTTTCTCAACTTCCTCCCGACTCATTTGATCCACCTTGCCGAACATAACTTCTTTTCTATCGACAACTAAACCCCCGACCTTCAATAAACTGTTCTGGGC